GTGCATACCAGGGCCACCAATGAATTGGCGCGTATATGACGGATAGAGTTTTCATGAGGTGCAAGCCCCCTGGGCCACAATCTAAGCCATCTGCTCTAGTTTGCATATCCGGCGCCCAGGTGACTTCCGACCACTTTTGGCCGGGCGCGGGCAAATGATATGCAAGTTCTACACCACTATATTGTGTAGTACCCCAAGGTGTCAAAAATTTGAACGGCATGATAGACTCCTTAGATGCTAATATGTAACGGAAACCTATGCGCTTGGCGGGATTTGAACCCGCATGTCTCGCGACACTCGTGTTTAAGACGAGTCTGTGTGCCAGTTCCAGCACAAGCGCCAATGATTATCTAAGATCGTTTAGTCTGATATAAACCATGATGCCGTCGTTACTAAATACACGATAATCGTGATTTTTATCTAGATGCTCACAAACGTACTTGGGCGCTGCAATCAAGTCATACCAACAAGCCCATTCATCTTCAAAGGACATGCCCAACAAATTAGCAAGCAACCTAGCTAGCAGTAGCACGGTTTGCATCTTTTCTCCTTACGCGCTCTTTTTTGACAGCTCGCAAAAATGCTTGATACAGCTCTGTTTCATGATTCCGCGCACAGTTCTGTATTTTGGTTAGCATAGCCATTGACTTGCCAACATAATATGGCAATACGCTAACGATTGAATTGTGCTGCCGGGCGGTCTTGCGGCATGTCAGCACCAATGATTTGTTAGCTGGTTCTTTGCTTGGCAAATAACCTAAATCATCTGGCGACAAAAGGCCAATGAGTATTGCTTTTGATTCTTGCTTTCGCTTGTATTCTGGCGTCATCTGATGATGAATGAGAACACCGGCGGCAACGTCATCGCGCTCTGTATAAGTCGCGGGCAACTTTCCCATAATACGCGAGATCGCACCAAACAAACCGGCCAGCGCCAGATTATTACCATCGTTGGCGTCAATTCTCTGGCCTGTTGCTCTTTCGAGACGTTCGATAAGATCGTTTGCTTCTGACATGGTATTTTCCTTTCGATTTCTGGCGCTGGCCATAACAAAGCCATCTAACGATTACTGGTATACCATCAATCTTGATCAGATTGGGAATCTGCATTTTATTCTTCCAATAACTGTACGCGCTCCGCAACATAGGCATGAATCTCATTGTCTTTGACATAACGCGCACTTGCTGTACCTACTAGCTCTGCGATTTTATGAATTGAGCGCGTTTCAATTACTTGCCATGTAGCATGTATGTCAGGTACAATACCTAGGCGTTCATACTGTGCGATCAATAACTGAATTGTTACTGACGCACTATGCTCGGAAAGAATAGGCAGAGCGCCCGTAGTGACATTTTGTAGAACTGTATACATATGCGGCATAATGACTCCCGCTGCCTGCTATGAGAGCGGTACGCTTACGTAATGTTGATAGCATCAGATAGGAATCGAACCTACAATTTCTTAGCTATGCTAAGCGCGGCGCCATGTCGCCCCTGATGCGTTATGCAATTTTATTCGAGAGCAGGTAACTTACGTTGCTTAGCAACCGAGTCCCGTTCTGGTAATTCTGGCACATTGCCAATCTTGTATTGGAGGCGTCGTTCATGACGCGTGCCGGTACCTGTTGACTTCTTAGCAGAATGCAAATAAGTATAGTCAACAGGCTCAGCGTCCTGTTTGCGCGGGTTAGGCAGTTGATGTTTGAGCAGCATGAGACTCCTCTACGTCGTCTAACACTTCAAGTTTAGCGCAGCGGATGGCGCCTTTAGCTGTAATTACCCAATCGCCATCTGCTACCCGGCATTTGACCAATGGAACCCCAGACATATTAGCTTGCATCCAACGCCATGAAGCGGCATAGATGCCGGGATGGCAAGCTGTTTCACAACTAAAAGACAGGATGGGCGCCTCATATAGCTTACCTACCTCATAGATTATATTGCCACCGTACTGACTAGTTTTGGCGCGATAGACCATGCGATAACCAGCAACCGCTGGACATTCCGCGACAAACTCGCGCTGAAAACGGAGTAGATCAGGCGATAAACAGGTATCCCCCAGCTCAGCGCCCTGAAAATCGGCGTTCTGAAGATCAGCGCCCTGAAGCTTAGCGCCCTGAAGATCAGCTCCCCGAAGATCAGCGCCCTGAAGATTAGCTCCCCGAAGATCAGCGCCCTGAAGATTAGCGCCCTGAAGCTTAGCGCCCTGAAGATCAGCTCGCCAAAGATCAGCTCGCCAAAGATCAGCTCCCCGAAGATCAGCGCCCTGAAGCTTAGCTCCCCGAAGATTAGCGTCTTGAAGCTCAGCGCCTTGAAGATTAGCGCCTTGAAGCTCAGCGCCTTGAAGCTCAGCGCCTTGAAGCTTAGCTTCTTGAAGCTCAGCGCCTTGAAGCTCAGCGCCTTGAAGCTTAGCTTCTCGAAGATTAGCGCCTTGAAGCTCAGCGCCTTGAAGATTAGCTTCTTGAAGATTAGCGCCTTGAAGCTCAGCGCCTTGAAGATTAGCGCCTTGAAGCTCAGCTTCTCGAAGATTAGCGCCTTGAAGCTCAGCGCCTTGAAGATTAGCTTCTCGAAGATTAGCGCCTTGAAGCTCAGCGCCTTGAAGATTAGCGCCTTGAAGCTTAGCTTCTCGAAGATTAGCGCCTTGAAGCTCAGCGCCTTGAAGCTTAGCTTCTCGAAGCTCAGCGCCTTGAAGCTCAGCGTCTTGAAGCTCAGCGCCCTGAAGCTCAGCGCCCTGAAGCTGGGCTTCTTGAAGCTCAGCTCGTGTGCCACCTGCTTCAGCATTTAGCCATTTACGATGTGCCGCCAATTGCTCTTCTAGGGTCATGATAGACTCCTTGCATAACAATTACGTTTCCGTTAGGGACCCGTTCCAGTATGTTTCCTCGCCAGCGTCATAGGCGATCACATAGACTTCAGCATACCTCTCAGTTCGCTTTTGATGCGTTTAGCGTCCTCACCGCGCCAGGTACTGGCATTGCTCAAAAAGTATGCTACAATACTACTGGCAGTATCGCAAAGATAAGGATCCTTGATACTGTTCAGCGTACTCATGGCATCCAGATAGGGTTTGGCCGCATAGTCGACATTGGGCCAGGTAGTACGAATCTCACGTGCGATAGTAGATAGTGAACGATTAGCCATTGATAAGCTCCTTCAGGAATTCTCAGTTTGCACTTCACCATCGCTGACGATGTACGCATACATAAGTCAAATCATCGTCGCGCATGGCTTCTACATGCTTGTGCTCTTCGGCTTATAATCTGCCCATAAGCGTTAGTGTACCGATGACGACAAAGAGTGCACATAAAACATAAATGAGAATCGCTTTGGCTAACATGATGCGCCTCTAATACAATATGGTCCAATTTGAAAATAAACCGTAACTGATAATAACTGATAGTTACGGTTTATTTTCAAAAAGCTAACGCGGCCAGCACCAGTTTTGTTTCGTATACTACCACGTTAGACAACGACAAGAGGGCCGCGCGCTCTAGTTGTTCAACCACAAGTTGATAGGCTTGTTGGGCGTCATAAGCCGATACCCAAATGGTCTTTCCATCCACAACCACCGCATACTCTTGCATGTTGTTAGCTCCTTTTTTGAAAATAAACCGTAACTATCAGTTATTATCAGTTACGGTTTATTTTCAAAAAGCTAACGCGGCCAGATCGAGTACTCTCGCGAGAATACTATAGTAATTAGCTGTCAGGCGCTCCGTCAATGACACCAATATGCTCATCACATATTGAGAGCGACTTACCACCGCGTCCCGCAAGGGATATTGTGGCGTTTGCTACTACACATGATACAAATGAAGGGATGCACCGACTTGATATGGCATAAAGCCATATATCTTTCGACACGGTGTAAGGAAACTGCTGATTGCTACATGCAGACCGCACATGATAACAATCTTACTCCAGGCCGCTACTACCACGGCCACCATCCCTTGCCTTATGGCTTGCGCCAACGTCCATCATTGCTGTGGGAATTGTCTTTTTGATTGGTGTGATGGACGTTCTTTTGGGAGCCATCTTCATATTGCTGCCAGGAAATGCGCTCACTGCTGCCATCGTCGTCGTTGGTACGCCACAAAGTAAAGTGTGCGCTACTACCATCTTTGTTGAGCTTGCCTTGTCCGCCTTGTTTAGGTGGAGCCATAGTACCTCCTTGCTATAGAATAGTTAGCCGCTAAGCACTGCAAGTTAGTGTGTGCTAACTCACAGAATTCAACTATGTTCCGTCCCGGAACGGGACATAGCGGCTAACTATTCCGAGATACCTTGCAACCAATTGTAAAATTCAGTAACACGTGTGTAATATTCCTCATTACACGCGCGTGTTAGATGCGCTTCAAGCAGCACTGTGATAGCGGCAACCTGCTCCTTCAACTTAGTAGGTATCCAGGCGTCTTCGAGTAATACCTGGCACTCTCTACATCACAGTCTAACGCGGCACAAAACAGCTTGATCTGAAAGTCTTTTGAGGCGCTCGGATAGTTCTTGACGATATTCCTCGCAATGCATTCCCACATGATGGCGCTCCTTCCCAGAACGAGAATGGTTGTATTTATTACCAACTATACTATACCATAATTAGCTGATCTTGTCAAGTGGCTTGTAGATGGCTGCTGATAATATAATAAAGCAGATACCGGAATGGAACCATTACGGAACATATGTGGCGAACTTACTAAAAAATGCTGATGCCTGATGACAGTTATACGCTTTAGGATCCTGTTCCGGCACATGCGGAGCAGGAAATCATGGTCGCGTTCCGAAACGGGACCCTAACGGACCATAGCCTAAAAAATGCCTATATGTACCGACAGTTACACTCCTGTGGTATACCGTATACCATAATATTAGAATATGCGTTCTAGTTGACATAATGTGTCTCGGAACGTGAGTGCTAGCCAGACTTTTGCGAAACTTACTGAAAAACGCCGCGCGTATACTAACAGTCTGGACTAGTCAAAACTGCCCAAAAATGCCTGTGCACACCGACAGTTACACTCTTGTGGTATACCGTATACCAGGCGATAGCATACAAGATTATGTCAAGTCCAGGCGGTTAGCCCACGACGAAACTTTGCGCCGCAAGCAAGAGTATGATGAAATTTTCTTTCGCCATGGAGACAAAAAGAAACCCTCCCTTTTGAGGGGGAGGGTCCGAGAGAAGAGGAACAGCTATTTCTTGACGCTAGACGGAAGCTGTTCCTTGATCGGCTCCGCGAGCGCGGCTTTGGCCTTGGCATCCTCATCCAAGCGGGCACGCTCCGCACCCGCCAAATAGGTCTGCCAGGCTGGCCCCACGTCGCGCGTCACAATTTCGGTGTGAGCCTTCCAGGCCGCCTCATCCAACGCCTTCGCAGTCCGCAGGGCAACTAGATTCCGGTCCAAGTATGTGGCGGCCATCCTGGCCAGCCTGATGGCCTCTCCAATCGATTCTAGCGCGTGAACCGCGGCATTATATGCCCGCACCTGTTCACGGGTATCACCCGCCGCGATTTTCTGCATGTCGATGGCGGCAGTGAACGTCGCCGTTTCGCCTGGCTCACCCGCCGCGCTTGTCAAGGGCCACGTCGGCGAACCTACCGAACGAGGTTTGGGGCTACTAGGTGGCTCCGCACCGGGTTGCGCTGGACCTGATGGCGTGCGCGGCTTGCCGCCCTCTGCTGGCTCCTCGACGACTTTCTTAGGCCGAGCGGCGACAATCGCATCGGCTACAAGTTGGAGACTACCCGAGCGTCGGAAAGGTGCGGCGCCGATATAGAGCGATGCCGCGTCTTGCTCGTCGAGTCGCCCGCCCTCGAAGGCCAGGCGGTAAAAGGTCGGCTTTTCATCGCTCGAGAGCGTAGCCTGGATGCGTTTCCAAGCCACAACGCCATTCACGCCCCAGCGCAGAAGCACCTTCCTATGCTCCGGGTCGCGCCACGCCTTGCGCATCGCGTCGAGATAGCCAGGCGTGTAATCCTCGCCGAAGTGCACCCGACACAAATCAGCGAACGTTGGGTACGCGCACCCCTTGCCGATGAGCGAGTCGGGCACGGCAGCGAGGAGTTCTGCCATACGCGATTCGCGTTCGTGGCGCGTGGCCTTGCCATCTACTGCCCAAAGACGGAGTTCCGCCGAGATATAGAGGGCGCGATCGCCGTCGTTCTCGCCCGGAATGGGGTCGAAGACGTGCGGCAAGCCCTTGCGCGCCTCGAAACTCTGCATGAATCGTTCCACGATCATTCCAGCGCTACCTGGAATCATCAGCGCCTCGCCGGCCACGTTGGCCTGGAACGGCTGAACTTCTGTCGTGACCGCACTCGCGACTGTGGGGGTCTTGTTGCTAGCCATGATGTTGCTCCATTCTGATATAAGGTTCTGAGCGGCTACTACCGCTCATTCCACTACACTGATTATAGCACAAATCACACGTCGTGTCAACAAGCAGTGTAGAAGGCTGAGCGTTAGCAGGGCGACCGATAGACTTTTAGTATTACACGCTTCTCACTGGCATCCGTGTTGTAGATTTTGGTAAGAGTTCGACCCTCCCAATCGCCATAGATTTGGCGGCCAATGCTGTCACAATGAATTTGACGACAGGTTTCGCGCGCCTGTTTGGGATGACATACCACAATTAACGCGGCGGGGTTTCTTGCCAACAGCCGAATGACTTTCGCCAACTCCGGCATATAGCCGCTCTCGGTGGCGTGAGCAATGATGACGGAGATGCGACCAGCAGAATCCTTCAGGAACTCGACGCTGTCGTCACTGTCGGAATACCAGAAATATTGATAGCCATACATTACCATACATAATTCGTTGGCGTAACGATAGAGCGCAGCGATACGTCCAGGAGTAGGAGTGAGAATGCGCGGCTTTACGATAATTCGCTCTGCGAAACGAGTTCGATACGCGACACGGAGTTTCATGGTGGCTTCCTCCCATAGAGTATCATATGCGCGGAACATACTAGTATGCTCCCCATTGCCCACGGACGCGCGCCCATGGGCAAGAGGGAAATTGCTAGTTGGCGTTAGACTCCTCAATCTGGATATAGTGGGATGACCGATAGGCTTTCAGGAAAAAGCGCTTTCGATCTTATAGGTACCGGACGAGAGGGTGAAGACGAGTGGCGCGCCACCGACGACGTAGAATTCTCCGCGCAGGATGCCTACGCGTTCCTGCCCGACGCGGACGAAATACGCGAAGTTCTTGTCGCCTGGCTGCGCCGGCAAACGCGTGCCTGGCGCCAGCACAAATTCGTTGTTCTTCCCGAATTCGACATTCTGCACTATTTCTATGATAATCTCCATCATGCTCCTGGCAGTGGTATCGGGATGCCAGCCCGGAAGACGAGTGCGTGTCACTCGTTCATTGGCGGCTCGTCGTTCCAGGTGTTGCGGCGGTTGGGGTTGCTGATGGGCGCCATGTGAATGCCACTCTCGACACGCTTCTGGAGTTGGCGTTTTGCCTCTGGCATGCCGGCGTTTGATTCAGCACACTGGCGCTGCCATACAATCAGAGCAGCGGCCCATGTTGCATACTCGCCAGTTTCGGATTTCTCGATGCCGCCGTTTGTGATTGTATATCTCATGTAGATCCTGGCGCTTGAAGTCATCCCTGCCCTCCTGCCTAGATCTGAGTGTAGGGGTCAACGAGGTTGAAGACCTCGATGGCCGCGTTACGCAACTTGATCACCGCAGCAAGTTCATTGTCGGCGCAAAGTAGCGCGTACGCCGCTACCTGAGCGTGCTCGGCAATTGATATAATGTCGTCCAAGTTGGCCATGATCTGCGAATACTCCACGGTGCGAGGTTTCGGAATCCGCAAAAGCGGACCTGTCAGCGCGGTTATAGCCTGCGCCAACTTGCCATCCTGAGCGGTGATGCGATGGTGTTTCATGGTGTGATCTTCCTTAGTTCCACACGTGGACGCCTTCGATATAGGCGTGAGTGATGGGCGAGATCAGATAGTGTGGCGTGCCACGGGTCGGGTACCCACAGATCGGCGTCCCGTAGGCGATTCGATGCAGGTCGGCTGTAGAGTCTGCGCTTGTAGCAGATTTTACCATCCATGAGATATGGTATATGGTAGCGATGTGAAGTGCGCGCGGCAAAAGCCAGGCCGCGTGTCAGGCGAGCATAACAGCGTTTCATGGTGTCCTTCCTTAGATCTAGAGTTAGACTGCCTGACAGACGAAAGCGGCGATATCGGCCCATAGCGCCTCCAATAGCGCCCACATCTGTAGTTCGGAGAAATACGCGTGGGTGAGCGTTTCCCCATCCTGCATGATGAGCGTGATACGGTAGTGTTTCATGATGTAATCCTTTCTTAGAGATAGAGTTAGCTGCCACCTAGTCGCGGCGGTCCCAATGCGTGTTGGGAACGCGCGCGAGTTCGTAATCCCACAGGCGATATGCGGCGTCATAGTGACGCCCACGTGGCCGATCCTGCACGCGATAGCGCGCGACTACTACGAGCACGTCGCATGTGTCCATGGTGTAGGGCGACGTGGGGTTAGGGCGTTGCTCGGTGATAACGCGCTCGCTTAGGCCGGTGAAGATGATAGCGTGATAGCGCGCTCGCAGCCGCTCGGTGCAGGCTGGTACACGGGCTATGGCATCGGTGCGTTGATTGTCGTTCATGGAGTGCTCCTGGCATGCGTGAGGTGACAAAGCGCGCGCTTCGTCTACACATAGTATATCATGCCTTGTCAAGTGTTCTCTGCATTATTGTAATGTGATGTATCACACTATCTCATTACTTGTTGCAATAGTGCAAGATGCCACACAAGGGTGCGCCTGATACAGGAGCCCTACTATAATAGCGTGATACAACAATAATTCTACTGTCAATTGACAAACCAACAATTATGCTGTATGATATATATTATATCATATATGGAGGTAGCGCGCAATAAGCCAGCTACATTAGTTATGGCGCCCAATGGCCTGGCGCCCAATGACGCCATCCTAATCGGCTTGCAACAGAATATGTTTCCGTGCCGGAAACGGCACATAGTTGTTATTTATGCTAGTTACAATAGAAATTGTTGTCCGCAGAAATTGTGGCAGGATGTTTTTCGAATGCGGGGGCATCCCCGCATATAATCCTTTGCCATTGCCGCTCCCGATCTTGACATCATTGCCATCATTGACATACTACTATAAGGTTACGAGCCGGCCATATCAGGAGCCAGCCATGCTTTTCTGCTTGGGTAGTGTACCGTTTTCGGTTGAAATCATGTAGCAGGTTTGTGCTGACACTTGCGCCCTGCTTGTTATAACTTGACAAATTTGTCTAAGTGTGTTATAATGTTTTTTCAGGTCCGCAATCTTGTTTAGCAGGATGTTTGCCAGGGTGGTACGGCGCATATTTTTAGAAAAGGGCATTAGATTGCGTTGCGAGCAGTTGTATCTTTTTTCACAATCATTCTAGGTGTGTTATTAGCAGTAGCGGTAATCACTGCTCTGGTTTCATCTTGGTGGTTATGGATGACAGGGTTATTATTGATCATTATAGGGGGTATTGTGTTCTTGCGTGCTACACAACAGCCGGAGCGCTGGAACGTATATGCTAATGATAGATATCAGTTTATTATCAAGAAAAGGCAGTAGTACAGCTTTTTAGAAAAAGCTGGCAAAAACCGTGTTCATCAGGAGTATTGTAATGGACGATGAGGCGCTTACATTGACTGCTAAACAATTGAAGATTTCGACTGCCGAAGTTGAGCGATCCCTACAAATCTATAGCGCATTTAGTAAACAGCGCCAACGTATTAGGCAACAACACATAGCTAAGTTGGCCGTTATAGCTAAGTTGGCCGTTATAGCTAATGAAAAGGCAAAATATCCAGCACGCTGCTTTTGTGTCGAAGAAGGCATCTTACAGCGCGACTGGCAGACTGACTATCATGAGGACCTGAAAGCTGGCACACATCAAGTAAAGAACTATACTTGGTATAACGCAGCGTATCCAGAGGATAACGCTTCATGTACCCTTTATGATATGCCTTATTGGTTATGTAAAGTATGTGGCAAGGAATACACTGTACCGCCTGTGGCAACGGCATGACATAATTATATGCTACGGATAGGAGGCATGATGTACGAGAATCTAGCCAAATTACAGTCGGATGCCCTGTCGGAGCTTGCAGCCGCAATCGATGCCGAGGCCCTGGAGGCATGGCGCGTCAAGTACCTGAGCCGGAAGGGCGGCGCGCTGGGTGAGGCTGTCAAGGTGCTGGGCGCTTTGCCGCGCGCAGCGCGCCCGACATTGTGCCGTCCCGGCACGGGACCATCTTATGGCCAGGCGACGAACAAAGTGAAAGTCACCATGTCCGTCTAACTAATTCGATGTCCGTCTAACTAATTCGATGTCCGTCTAACTAATTCGATCTGTGTGATAATTCACTTGACCAATTTTTAGATATCCTATTGACAAATTCAGATTTTGTGTTATATTAGAGCAAAAGCAGTCGGTAATAAGGAGCGGCTATGTTACAATGCAAAAGAATGTTGGACCCTGGTGAAACCGCAACCGTGGCTCAGATCTTAGCCATGAGTGAAGCTGGCTTGGATGATGATGATAGCGCTATTGGTGGTAGCCCGTCTAGTACGCGCTTATATTCCAGTACTGACATAGGGGTATTACACCCTGCTACTGCCATTGACATGACTTATGATGCGCATCTTGCAACCACGCGCCATCGTGTACGTCGGCTGGCCCATGATATTGCCGTAGCGGGTCGGATGGCGCAATGTGGCACGTATCGCACGCACTTTGATGTGCATGCCGGTATTTACAAGAGTTTTCGGCTCCATTGTAATCGCAAGGACTGTCCACAATGTCGTAAGCGACTGGGCTATTTTCTCCAGAAGCGCGTGAATCAATTAGATATTCAGGTTAGTGCATTAGATGCCGAGCGCGCATTACAATTGCGTCGCAAATTAGGCATGGCTAATTATGTCAATGTGCCCACAGTCGACGGCGCGTTAATATTTTGGCAACCTGAACGCTATCCTGCGTTAGCCGCGGCGTATCCTGCCACAGCTTTTTCAGCACTGAGCTATGATTGGGCTGACTTACAAGACACGCCGGCTGGCATGAATATCTCGGGCCGTCTAAACGCCTATCTACCACCTGAACGCGGTCCTGATTTAGTCTATGTGCCACAGATTGTTATCAAAGCAGCTCAAGGCATAGACGACCGTAAACTGGCTCTCAAAGCTACCCTGGGCACCCTGGTTTGTTTCCCCCAGACACGCGACGAACTCCAGTTGAGTATCTACCAGCGCACTAATGCTATGTTGGATTTGTTGGATCAGGCGAAAGTGGCTTATGAGGTGGTGCATGTCAAGACGCGCGTAGATGTCAGCAAGATCGATTGGCGCGCGGGCATCCTGGCGGCACTCAAGCAATTGACGCAAGAACTATGGTGGGAATACAAAAACTATTTTACCATCGCAGCTAAAAGCCTGGGTGACAAATTTGCGGATGTCAAAGAGCTGCTTTATAAACTAGCAGATGACTTAACTAAACCATATATTTACTGTCCGAACTAATTACTACAATTTTATATGCATAAATAATAGCCCTGCACAGTCAGGGATTTTTCAGTTATGCTAATAGGCTATTTTATGCGGCTTGCGCAGGTGTGCTGCATATATTATGTCAAGTTTAGGGTACAAGTCAAGCACTATGTCACATTATGTCAATAAAGCGCCCTTATTTGCGACCTTTTGAGCTATGCCGTATGTTTCAGGGTTTATTAGCTTTCAGGTATTTACTAGACTTTTAGAGCTCTTTCACATGGCTGTTTCTGTGCCGTTTCTGGTACATCTATGTGCCGTTTCCGGCTAGGGTCCCGTTCCTAGACGGCACATGCTGGAACGGGACCCTAGCCGGAACAATACGGAAACATAGTTGAAACAATCTATAGCAGGCTTAGTTAGCCCCGTCCAGACTTTTATGTCACAGGTCATAATATGTAGACCAATTTTCTACAACCCTCTTGACAAACTCTATATGCTGTGGTATAATGCGGCTGAAATAAAGGGAGTGATATTATGTCAACATCATTACATGAATTGGTAATCAAAATGGCGCAAGCCTCTTATACTGCTGCGCCGTGGTCTACGCCGAAGTCCAATCTATCGGCTGAGGATTATTGCGCGGTAACTCTGATTGACGATAATGAGCCGGATAAGCCAAAGATCAAGGCGCTCTGTCATCTGCCAGTGCGTAGTCAGCCTGGTGGGCCGCTCAACAAGCACGCGCTTCAGAATGCCGCGGCTAGATTGACGCAGACTAAAGCGCGCAGTAGTTCCTTAGCCGGTGCTAGAAAGAAGCTGATCGATTTATTGCATCAGGCAGGCATGGAGACCTCGCTGGAGAAGTCTACGGGTCCAGCATACGGTCTGATCGATGTCATCAAGGCTTATCCCAACGAACATGCCGCACGCCAGTTGGATCAAGATTTATTTGTAGACTTTGCCAGAAAACAATTGGCGGCTGGCGTGACGGCAATTATTGGGATGCCCAAAGTCGGCGGCAGTAAGGTGCAGTCACTTAGATTTGACCGTCGGCAATTCAGCGCGGAAGAGGCCCAACGCTGGCTCAAGGAACACGACTTCAGCAGCCGCGACTTCGAGGCCGCTACCGCTATCGAGAAAATGGGGCCAACATTGCATGATGTGCATGTGCCGGGTATTATGGAGTTAGATAGCGTAGCGTATAGCGCAGCGTATCCAGGTGATCCAGAGGATAGCATTGAAGATGAAGAGGAACGCGAGCCATCTGTATCTGCTGACGCGACCGACATTGTGCCGTCCCGGCACGGGACCATATCTCTAGGGGCGGCACGCCCTTATATCGAGAAGTCCTTTCGTGCTGAAATCTTCAAGTCCGACAGTGAACGCCGCATCGCGTATGCAGTAGCTTATAAACCTCACGAAACCGACACGCAAGATGATCGTATGGTAGAACTAGAAATCGAGAAGATGGCGCATGGCTTTATGATTGATAGCCAGCACTATGATCTTCAGCATCAAACTACTGTACCGCAAGGGCGCGCGTATGTGGTAGAAAGTTATATCGCGCCGGTAGACATCGCCTGGCCCTTGCCCGATGGCTCAGTCAAACAGATTAGCAAAGGCTCATGGATCGTCGCAACTTTCTTCAAGGATCAGCGGCTATGGAATCTTGTGAAAAGTGGCACGATCAATGCTTATTCGATTTGGGGGCGCGGCATCAGAAAGCAGGTTGAGGCGTAGCGCATTATCATGTTCATCAAAACAGATCATGGTTATATCAATCTGGCACAGATCGTCTATGTCAACTTCGTTGATTGCGACGATCCTAGATTTGAGATCGTGTTTCATAGTAAATCTAGAAATAACTGAACAGGGCGTAAAGCCCAGGCGCTTTAGCCGTGGGAGTACGTCAAGTCAAGCTATGATTATGTTAGCCTGGAGTATCACTAAACAATCCCTTAAATAAGTGGACTAATATTTTCAAAACCTATTGACAAATTCAAAATTTGTGTTACAATACACATGAAAGCAGTGGAAGGGAAACCGCAGCCCAACCGCTGCTTTTTTGTTAGCTTCTGCGGCACATTATGTCAATATGTAGGCTGGAGCAATCTATGACGCTGATCGAAATGTTGAACTCCTTACGCGGGCCGGGCATCAATGCGGCAGTGGGTGTGTTATTGTCCATTCTGCTTGAATATCTGCCGGGTTGGGAGTCTAAGGCGCCCAAGCTCAAGCGCCCCATTGTATTAGGTCTTTGTCTGGCGGTGCCTCTGTTGGCGACTCTCGTGCTCGCTCAGTTGGGGCAAGTGGCTGCCAGCGAGCTGGATACGTGGTGGTTAGCCATCATGGCGGGCGCCACGGCTTTTAGCACCAGTCAGTTAGCGCATCTGAGAAAGCTGTAGAGGTAAATTATGCCCATCAATGAACTAGAGGATGTGACGGTGGAAAAGCTCGGCTTGGTGACTGCGGGCGCCAATCGCGAGACCATCTTCTTGATGAAAAGCGACCCTGCGGTTGCTGAGGGCAGTGACAGTCTAGAAGCCAAGGTGGCTGAAACCATCTGGGCTAAACTGACACGCGTACTCAAGAGTATTGTCGAGGGTCAAAGTGTTGAGGCGGTTACGGAGCATATCGTCAAGGAACAACATATGATGCAGCCGATGGACGAAGACATGGATGAGGAAAAGGCAAAGGAAATGCTGGCTGAGGAAGAAAAGAAGCACAAGAAGGACATGCCTGAAGCCGATTCCGCTTCTCATAAATTAGAAAAGGGAGCAACGACCATGAGCGAGAAGGAAATGATTGCCAAGAGCGATTATGATATCTTGGCTAAGTCAGTCGAGCAACTCAATGCTCGCCTGGTAAAGGCGGAGGCGGAAGCCGAGGCCGCGCGTGATAGTCGCGAGCGCGAGGCACGGATTGTGAAGGCCGCGGAACTGTCAGCTCTACCGGTGACTGCCGTGGAATTGGGTGGCAATTTGCATAAGCTGGCCAAGCTGGACCCGGCTCTGGAACAGTATTTCTCGGCGCTGATCAAGACTGCCGACGAGATGCTGACCGGTCTGGGTATCTTTGAGGAACGCGGTACGGCGCAGGCCGCCGCCTTTGTGGAGCCTGTGGCCAAGGCCGCCAAATCGGCCAACCCGCGCGAGGCGCTGCTGAATCTGTCCAAGGCAGACGCAGCGGCTTACGTGCAGGCGCGCCAGGTTGCGACGGGCGGCAAGGGCTTGCATTAACCTTTTCATCGCGAGCTCGAAAAGGTTAGCGAAAAATACGAGGAGTAATAAAAATGGCTACTTATAGTGGCAACGGTCTGACCGGGACCTTTATTGCCGATGTGGATCTGTCTAGTTATCAGTATTATCTGGTGGCGGCAGCTTCAACGGCAGGCAAGGTCAAATTGTCGGCCACCGCGGCAGGTTCGATTATCGGCGTCTTGCAGGACGACCCCGTGGCGGGTGAAGAGTGCAACGTAGTGGTCTTTGGGCCATCGAAGGCGTTGGCATCTTCGGAAGATACGGCTTCGCCGCTGACCTACGGCGGGTTTGTCAAGTCGGGATCGGGCGGTAAGGCGACTGGTTTTGCGAATCCCGATGCGTGTGCGTGGGCGGCGGGCTATACATTGCAGGCATTGGCGTCCGGTTCGGGCACTTATGTCGAAATGTTCGTTATGCCGACGCGCTTTGTGTAAGGAGTAGATCACATGGCTATGCCTACGTTGCATGATGTTCATATCGACGGTCCGCTGTCGAATGTGAGCATTGCCTATCGCAATGAAACCTATCTCGCGGATCAGGTGTTCCCAATTCTGCCAGTCACTAAGAAGAGTGACAAGTATTTCGTCTTTGGCAGGGAAGCTTGGTTTCGTAATGAAGCTGCTGAACGCGCACCTGGCGATGCAGCAAAGGAAATCGACTATGGTATCACGACCGCCAGTTACAACTGTGTCGTGAAGGCGCTGGCGCATGTCGTACCGGATGAAGTACGCATGAATGCTGATAGTCCGTTAGTAATGTAGCGGCTCAATCTAGTAATAGATTCTGAAAAACGACCCGAATTCGGTGGACATCTGAAATGACAATACCGAGCCAAGCCCATAGTAATATGGGAAGGTGTAACGACTATGTAGGTCGCATCCTTAGTGGATGATGATATAGTCTGGACTACAGGGAATTACAACCTGTAGAGGTAGCAGAAATGACTACCCGCCTGTTACAACAGGTTTATAAGTAACAGATCGTAAGACCAGAAATCGATGGTATCGAGTATGTTACCGACAAGCTGCTTTTGGATCGTGAGGTGCGGGTTGCCACGCTGACTGTAGGTGGATCGGGTTCTTGGGTCTATTCGGCCTCGCCGACGACACAGTGGAGCTCAGATACTTCCAGCCCGCTGAGTGATATCGACACCGCCATCAATGGCGTGGTGTCAGTGATTGGCCGCTTCCCGAATACGCTGGTGATGTCTTGGGAAGTATGGAAGGCGCTGCGCAATCATCCTGATCTGTTGGCGCGTATCCAATATGTGCGCTCTGACGCGATTATCCGACCGGCCGATCTGGCGCTGTGGACTGGGGTGCCCAAGATTCTGGTGGGTACGCAGCTCTACGAGAAGGCTTCAGAAGGCGCGTCCAGCTCACCGGCCTTTGTATGGGGCGATCAAGTGTGGTTGGGCTATGTGCCACCGGCGCCTTCGTTGATGACACCCTCCGCAGGTTATGTCTTTACCTGGGAGCAGCGCACGGTGAAACGCTATCGGCTGGATGAGCGTCATGCGGACAAGTTCGAAGTCGAGGAAGCGATGGTGCCTGTCATTACTGCCTCAGACGCGGGCGCAATTCTTTACAATTGCGTGTAACATATATTGAGACCTATCAGCATGTGCTGATGGATGCTATAGGCAGCCCCTATAGCGCTCTATAAAGGAGTGTAACTCATGGCAAGTTATAAGATTCGGCGTTTGACGCGACCTGTTGGCGGCATTGAAGTTGGCGGTTTCAGCGTTGATACGTCGGGCAATCTGACGGTAGGCACATTGGGCACTGAGATCACTAAGATCATTGCCGGTTCCGGTGTGGTGACAGCTATCTCGTGTGGCGCGGCTTCCAGCGGCTCAGTAGCGCTAACCGTGCCTAACCTGGCGCTCTTGGACTTGGTGTTTGTGACCTCGTCCAGCATGGCGGCTTGTGCCTTTATGACGGGCGCTTGCGCGACTGCGGCTAGTACACTAACGATGAAGTTCTATAATGCGGGTAGCGCGGCTACCGCAGATGCGCCGCTGACGCTGCAATATCTAGTTGTGCGTAAGTAGGGTATACATAACCATTTGACATAAAGCCGACTTACTGTTATAATACGTGCTCGCGTGCCTTAATTGAACGGCAATCGTAAAAACGAGCTGGTCGCGATACACATGCAATATGGTAATGCATTGTGCTATCACCAGGATACACGGTGCATTATTTATTTATAGGAGAGACATGATGATTAGTCTCTATATTCACAGGCAGACGCGCAATGGCTAAACTCTATGCGCAAGCTGCTGAAAGTGTGCTGGAAACTGCCGCTACATTGGCGATCTCTGCCTCTGTAGCCGGTTCGGCTATCTGTCAGGGTCATGCCAGATTGGTGGGGCTGTTGTGGTCTAACGCCAGTGCGGCAGCCGGTGCGGGTTCGGGCTTACATTTTCTCGAATCCTCAGACTATGGCGTACATTGGGATACCATTGCAGCCAGCCAGGCGATCACCGCCTCGACTGCGGCATCGGTCAATCTGACGCTGATCGGCAATGCGGTCAAGGTGCAGGTGTGGAATGGCGCTACCGCGGCCAGTATTTTTAGGGCGTCATTTAGATTGTATCCAGTCTAATAATGACAATTGCACTACCGTACCGACAATTTCTGCGTCCGTCTTATCGCGAACTATTACGGCGCTTTAGTATCGGCCTGGGTCTGGGCGCGCGCAGCAGCCTCGGCTACGGCCTGGGCACGGGACAGACGACGAGTGCGGCGGGCAATGGGCTGCTGAATAATCTTGTCGCCTATTGGCCGCTGAACGAGGCCGCTGGCGCGAACAATGCGCTTGACCTGCACACAAACGGGTTGACGCTGACGCAGGTATCGTCACCGGGCAGCGCGGCTGGCATCGTGTACGCGGGCGCGCGCACGTTTGACGGCACGGCGGACTATTTCACGCGCAA